TTGCCGATAGAAGATATGGTTGTCACCATCATACGCTCCATCCCACTCCAGTTCTATATCCCCGGTAAATAAAGGCACGGCGGTATCCATTGGGTCTCCACCTTCTCTGAGAACCAAAGTATCAAGGCTATCGGTAGATGGACCGATACTACCGCCCAAGGTTTGAAGGAACCGTATAATGACACGATGGAAGCGGTTAAACTTACCTTGTGAGGTGCCATCCCTCGCCCCTACGTCGAACCGTAGCGTTTGAAAGTCAGATACAAACCCAAGGCCGACATGAACCTTTGATGATGGCCTGTCAAGAGTTACAGCACCGGATGAAACAGTTTTATCGGCGTGGGCTGCACCCTCCGCAAGAATCTGAACAGTCTCTCCTTCAAGGTGGTCTAAACCAGATACAGAGGTAGCCCTCTCACGCGCTTCTCCACCAGAGACATAAGCAGTAAAACTGGTGCTGTTAATGGCATCACGAATATCACCACCAGAAGTATAAGTAGTGTATCCAGTCCCGTTGATCCCAGAGAGTTGGAAGGTGTTTGCAGTAACATTGGCAACTGTGTAACCGTTACCATTTAGTTCCGTCATACCGACAACACCAAATATACCAATCTGGTCGGAGTTGGCTAAACCATGACCGGCAGCGGTAATGACAACAGGATTGGCCCTTGTAGCGGCTGAAATTGTTGCCGAGTTTGCGGTGTTGCTGAAAAGTTCAAAGGTGTTCGTGGCTCCTTCCCCCACAATATAAGCCACCTTATTAACCTCAGTCATTCCATTGACTTCACTAATCCTGATATCATCTCCATCGGTAAAGGTATGACTACTGATCGTCACAACAGCAGGATCAGCTTGTGTTATCGCGGTGATGGTCAACGGTGCGTCTAATGACAGGCCGCTATCCACAAAGAAGGCATCCTCCTGGTCGTTGGTTTCTGCCCAATGTGGTTTAAGGTATTCAATGAACCTGACAGACGCCCCATCAATATACCGCTGCACAACCATATACAGTTCGTCAGCCGTCCCGGCGGTGTTCGGGATTACCGCCACGCTCTCAACCTTGGCTTTCGTGGTTCCTGCGTCACTGGTGCCGCCGAGAATGTGTCTGCTCCAGCCGACAACCTTCTGGTCGCGCTCATAAGTCAAACATATTAACGTCCCGTCTGACACAACGCCCCATATAAGGGGGTGGGGTTCCGCCTGTAAGGCCATCGCCACATAACCACCACGGCTTATATGCTCGGCAATAAGCGTGAGATCGGGCGCACGGAAGCCATCATCCTCAAACACATACGCCAGTTCACGCAACTTGCGAAGCGCCCTCTGAATAAAAAGAACTGCACGGCCAGCACGGATTGGTTCGATATTGGCACTGCCATAAGCTGACGAGCGTTTACTCTGCACGTTCTCTGGCGTTGTAACACCGCCCGTATCAGACGGGCGCAGTAGCCACTCACCACCAACAGTTCCAATCAGCAGACCCTTTTCGTCATCAGCTAACCAGCGTATGGCGTTCACTGTATCGGCAGAAAGACTATTGGTTACGGCGTTATCATCAACAACTGTGGCATCAGGCTCCGTTGGCGCAAAGTTCTCGAAGTCACCTGTGCGGCTCATATCAACACGCTGTGGAAGTTCAGTATTACCGGCAAAGCAAAGCCTGTTCTGGTGGAACGTAACGGCCCCAGGGTAACCTGTTGTTACTGACCAGACCCCAAGCCGCCAGTTTGCTGTAGCAGTAGTGGCAGAAGCGTCAGGCCCGTCAATGGTGGCTGTAACGTGTGTTGTGTCTGTAAAAGCGGTGATGGTCAGGAACGTCCAGTTCTCGGCTGCATCCTGCCAGCGAATAAGTCTGCCAATGTCAGTTGTCTTAAAGCCGTCACCACCGTTGATGCCGGTTGTAGCAGAGGCTGTAACAGTAACGGACCCACTGGTCGCTGACAGTGTGAGTGTGGTTGTCTCAACATTTGTGTTTAGAAACGGGCCGTCAGCAAAGGTAATGTTGGTGATCGTCCATGCTATATCAGATGTACGGGATATTTTACGCGGTGGATAACTGGGATGGGTTACATATAAAATGTCTGCGCTCTGCGCGAACTTCAACTGGAACAGGTCTGCCGTGGCATAGGTGGTGGTCAATTCTATAGTCTGCGCTGATTTGCCAGCAGACCCATATGCGGTGAAGCCTGAACTGTTAATGGCAACTCCGTTGATGTCGGTTAGATTGTAAGTGTTGGTTGTCTTGCCGGAGACCAGATAATATTTATTATTCAGTTCAGTCATCCCGACAACTTCTGTAATGATGATTTCATCGCCGTTTGAATATCCGTGACCAGTATCAGTAACCACACAAGGGTTGGCTTGTGTCGCACCGGAAATGGTGGATGTGGCAGAGATTATGTTTGAGTTATCCTTATAGAACCGGCAGTAGAGATTACCGAACTCTAGGATGTAAGCCTGTGTGGTCGAAAACTCAAAGCGGACAATGCGAGTTGCCAGGGAACTGGTCTTGACCTCTTTCATAAAGACCGTGCCAGGTCGCCGCTCAACCGGCCCTTGCACCAACGGGATAAAGTTCAGGCAGGTCTTGAGTCCCGTCTTGTAACGATCAACGTCAGGACGCCCATACAAGAGGGATGAAATTTCGCCGCCGTTGAAGTTGTTCTGGATGGCACTTACTTTTGCCATCCTAAAGTCTCGCAGTTACCCAGGAATCAGTCGGTGGGTCTTGTGGTGGGCGCTCAAAGCCGTTTACCCGCCGAGCCTCCTGCTGCACTTCATTGTAGTGGAAAAGGGCTTCCTCCTTTTTCTTATTTGACTGCGTTATCTTCTCAACCGTATCCATAGCAATACGAGCTATGAGCAGTTCGGTGAACAAGGCGTCGAAGGTATTCTCGTTTGTAACCTTCTTTATATAGACAAGGTTTATCGGTGATCCGTCATCGGTGAGAATAAACCCTCCCTCAATCTGCCAGTCATCCTGTGCAGGAGTCCCGTTAGTTCCATTCGTAGGGAGTATTCGGAGGCAATCAGGAGGTATCGCATATCTTTTGGCATACCCAAAGGCAGGGTCTGTACTATCTGCTGCAACCTTCACACGCTGACGAGCAAAACTCCACGGGTGGGCGCGGAGTTCGCTGTCACGGGCTTGTTCATAAACACGATTACAGGCCCGTCCTGCTGTAGTGTCTTCAGACAGCGCCGATATGGCTTTCGCACCATTCCGCTGCAAGGCGAGGTTGCAGATGCTTACTGCATCGGTCATTTAACAACCCTCGTTCAAATTTTCAGACTAAGTGGTAAAGGTAACTCCACCAGAAGCGGCGGCACCTCCACTTACATACCAGTTAGTCCCATCACAAAAGACCTCAACTTTATCGCCTTTCAGCATTGTGTCGGCAACCCAGTTGATGCTTCCTTCTGCGGAGGCAGGAACTGTGGCACCAGCCACATTGTAGTCACCAAAGATAGTGTTATCGTTTGAGGCATTTGGGATAATAGTGTGGTTGCCACCTGTAACCTGTGTAGCCCCTGCATAAAAAGTAAAGCGCAGACCGGCTGCAACAGCAGGAAGAGTAGTAACAAACGCAGTGGCACTGTTCAGAATAAATGTCTTCCCGCTTTCTGCGGCGAGAATGACATTAGTCGTCGTAACAATTTCCGTATTACCGGACTCGTCGCAGTGCTGGTCTATTTCAGAAGCCGTAGCATTGACGCCGATGGCATGAAGAAGGTTCTCAGCAGCATACCGCACTACCTTACTAGCACTTGTGTCCCAACGGATACCCCAGTCACCAGATGCTGGCGCGTTCTCTTCTAGCGACAGTTCTGGGGCTGTTTTATACGCAAGTTCATAATCAGACATATTTTAACTCCCAAGCTTGGAATTTCTCCAAAAGAAAGAAGGAAGGGGCAGAGCAACAGAAATTGCTACAACCCCTTCCTGTAAAGGTTAGTCAATGACCCAATACATCGTGAGTTCGACAGTACCAGTTCCGGTACCACCAGCAAGAACAACGGTAATGGGGATACCATCCTGGTCGGCATCAACAACCGTGTTTTTACCTAAAGCAGAGGTTGCCACAATATCGACCGTAGTGATCGAAGTTGAAGCTGCCGCTGCCTTCCACTCATCGACATCAAGAGCCACTACTGTGCCAGCACTATTCTTATAGGCTGCGTGGCCGACAGATAGGGTCGTTCCACTCCCAAGAGCGTCATGCACAAGTTCTCCCGAAAGGACACGAGCGTCATTCGGAAGGTTGAACATCTCAATCACAGAGTCAGCAGCCGTGGACGATGTTTCATATAAAGCATATGACATGCGAACCCGACCTTGGCTTTCACTGGGCTTGATCTTCTCTTTAGGAGTGTTCTGATCCCACTTGGTTTTTTGGACGCTATAAAATGTAGCCATCGTTTAAGCCTCCGAACAAGTGATGGCGACGACCTTCTTTTCTTCAACACGGGTCGCGCCAAATGTTCCTTTGACGTAGACCTGAGTTGAGTAAGATTTGTCGGCGCGATCTGAAATCTGGACATCAATATCGTTCCAAATTCCAAGGTGAAGGCCAGACTTTGCCCAACAGATAGCGGTACGATCGGTGCCGGAAAGCGCCAACCGCTGGCTGTCAATAAAGTTAAAGCCCATGAAAGACCTGATACGACCATCAACGAGGACGGGTTTGTTGGTGAAGTCCAAGCTAATAGCCTGGGTCTGTCCAAGTAGATCATCGTGCTGCTGTGCGCCAATAGCGCAGTACAGCGGCTCATTATCCACATCGACTTCGGCGGCAATCAGTAACTGCATAGCTTCACGCAGTTTAACGATTGTCAATCCACCGGAAGTGGTCCCAGCAGTCTGTCCAGCAGGGAAACTTGTCGAAGTGTCCCCATCTTCACCTGTTTTACTAGTGCCTGTTGCAGCGGTGACGATGAGATCGTCCATTGCGCGGCCAAGAGCCATCGCACCGTTAATAGCATACGGTGAGGTTGGATCAGCAATAATACGCAATTTGTCTTGGTCGTCGATGAGATCAGCCCACTCGTAGTCTGTGGGGAAAACCCATCGTTTGTCTTGAGGAGTCTCAATAAGGGGTGTATCGGCATGACGAGTAGTCTTCGCTTGAGCCGTAACCGC